TCTTTGCAGGTTCATCATTATTAATTACGCCCTCTTGGGGCCGGCGTGATTGTACAGATAGGTTAGTAAGGATGCTAATTAATATGACCTGATTGAATTTGCATCTGCACCATGTGGATGAGTGCTAAAGACAGGCTGCAGTAAGCAGACTTCAACATAAAAACATCAATAATATCATCAACATTACAATGGTCTTTATCATGAAAACTCGCAACATGTTGGACACATCATAAATAGCCATCAATAGAATTACTAATATTAGAAAACACGAATAAAACCTATTATAATGCTGCCGCTCATTACTGTTCTTATATGAAATTATCTTTTTTTAGCCATTTTAATAAATGGGGACTTACTATTGTTTCGTCATTTAGCTCATTGTAAATGGATTGGTTCTTTTCTGTTAGTTGCTGGAGCATTATTTTGCAACAATGCGGTGGCCGATCCAGTACTCGATAAAGTACTTAGTACGCACAGTATTAAATTAGCCTGGGTAGATGGCAATAAACCTCTTTCCTGGGAATTAAATGGTAAACCTACCGGGATGGCAATAGACCTCTGCCTGGACGTTGTCGATAGCATCAAAAAACGCTATAACACAAAAATAGATGTGCAATGGGTACAAGTCTCATCCGCAGCGCGCTTTGAATATATTATTCATCATCAGGCAGATGTTCTTTGTGCTATTGCGGGAATCACCAGTCAACGAAGCAAAATAGTAAACTTTTCTATACCATGGTTTTACACCCAAACCAATTTATTAGCTAAAAAATCAGAAAACATTAACAACAAAGAAATGCTTACCGGGCGTACTGTTGGTGCAATAAGCGGTGGAACCTCTGCATTGCTCCTGGCGAAAGTGAATCAAGAATTAAACTATTCTGTCTCAGTTAAGCTGGTACGTAGTTTTGATGAAGGTTTTAAATTATTGAAGGAAGGTCATATTTCAGCATTTGTTACTGATGATATTATTATACGCAGTAAACTTGCCGAAATACCTGACAGAGATGATTATGAAATGGGTACTGAAGCGTTAGGAGACGAATTATCTTATGGATTGGCCGTCGCTAAAGATGCAGATGACATGCTCACTATTATCAACACTGAAATAAAATCTATCTTTATTTCTAATAAATTTGATGTTTTATATAATAAGTGGTTTATGTCGCCGATCACTTCCTCAGGTGAGAATATACGTCAACCTATGTCTGAAAGACTCATCGAGCAAAAGAATAGTTTCCTGAGTGTCGGTAATAACGCTCCTGATGCCAATCAGACGAGCGCAACGCCTCAGTAACAGTTAGTTTAGTTAACTCAATGAGTTAGAAAACGATGAGAACTTAATCACAAAATATACCGTTTGACTTCTGGAAGAATGTTACTGAAAACTTCCAGACGTCATCAAGAAAAATGCCTGAAAAATATTTGGATTCACACAAAAAGCAGTTTATGTTGTTATGAGCATGACGCGAGTGCCAGAAGAAGGAGTTTCGGCATATTTCGCTAAGTAGTTGTTTTGGAAGACAGATAAAAAAAGACCGAATACTAATTACATACATTAAAAACAACAAGTTACATAGATAAGTGTCTCATAAATGTCTACAACTTTAATTCAATAGTACTCGCCCTATGTGCGCATAGGGCAAGTTTAATCTCACACTTTTGATGACTAATTAAATTAACTCCATTAACTTATTCTTTTTCAGTTGAAATTCTTCTTCGGTGAGAACACCTGCACTTTTTAAATCAGCAAGCTTCTTTAACTGTTCGAAGGGATCATTGCTCATTTGAATGGCCTGTTTATTTATGTTTTCCGGTTTCAAACTTCTCCCCGCCTCAATGGCGTCAATCAGAGCCAACTCCCCTTCCTTGTTAAAGGTCTTAAACTCTAAATCATCATGGCTTGTATGAATGCGAATTGAACGATGCCCCATGGTTGATTTACGCTCAATTGACGTAATTGATTTTAAAGGAATGCTTTCAATAACCTCTCCAATGAATCCTTTTCTATAAAATGTAATTCTTACATCCGTCACTAACAGCACGCCATTATGTTGGGTATCCTTTCCCTTACCCATAATTTTCCCAATATATCCCTCCCCCCATGAAACAACTGATTCAGTTTTTTGTAAGTGTCTTTTTTTGAAAGATTCAACGTGTTTATTTTCCTTCATAAAATATCCTTATAATAACACATGTAATAATGACAATTCACCCATACATTAAATCTGAAGTGATACCATATTACCAAAATAAATTTAGCCCCAGCGATTTAGCGATAAATCGTCTAATTGGCTCAGCAAGTTTTCATACTCAACTTCAACAGCTTTAATCGAATAATTAATAGTCAAATGCTGCACTATTGGCTCAGACAAAGTATCTGCATAGATTTTAGCTTCAACATTAATCTCGCAATCTTCGTTAGCACCCACATACAAGATACCGTTAGGTATAACCTCACGCTTTGGCTGTAAGGCTCTCATTTCGAAACTAGTCGCCCAATAATCTTCATCAATTTTAGTTATTTCAAAAGATTCGTCACTTGACCATCCTAAAAATCCGGTTCCACGCAACATATCCGATTTTGATAGCAAATTCATGCTGCCTTTATTTGATTTAAATCTTATATCAATAAATACATCTCGCGCACCAATAGCACCTTGATTCGTTAACCAGAATCTAACTGGGAGGTTTCTATTCTTCAACACTAATCTATTGATTGCATCCCTATAATAATCCGGCCCTTTAGAGTCTGAATTAAGTACTAAGATGTCTTTATTATTACTGTATTTTTCTCTACCAACGACAGTTCGTGGTGTGTAATCTGGAATACTATTATAATTATCAATCTCAAGCGATGTGGCTGATATTTCTATGCTTTCTCCGATCTTATTACCTGTATTAGGGTCTGAGAAATTTAAAATAATATCAGTATTTGGAACTTCATTTTGATTTTGATCATAATCAGCTGTTTTTGCCAGCAAACTGCGTAACTGTATTTCTAGTTGCCTAGCAAGTTTGTCTCTAAACTCAACATGATTACCATAATTTTCAACTAATGCGTTGGGTAAAGTTTTACTTTTAAACTCTCTTAACTTTTTGAGCTGTTCCAGATCAATCTCATCGGGATTTTTATTTGCTTTAGAAAAATAAAGCATGATTGGCTTCCCGCCTTTAGCAACTCTTTCAATTTCTTCCAATGTACCGCTATCTGCTAAGCCGGTAGGGCTTCCAATCCTTGTCCAGAACGCCCCAACCAATAAATCACATTGATCAACAACCTGCCGATTTATAATTTCTTGAGGCCTTTTTCCAAATTCGGGTGCTGAATGTGTTTCCCATTTCAATGGTAATAAAACTAATTGGCGCTCTGCAGAATTCAAATCATTCCACTCTTGAATAATTCTAACTGCAATATCTCTTTCTTCAGCAACATCACTTGGGGATGCAATTAATATTCGATAAACTTTAGCAGAGTATGACATACACTAACCTTATAATATCAATAAATTATTAGCAGTAATAATCCATAGTTAATACAACCTTTCCGCGTACTACCACCTCATCGGTGCCACAAACAAAATTTAATGATTTGCTGGTGACGCTAATTTTCTTTCCCGGCAAAAGAGAAACATCATATACGTCATACTTCTCATTCATCCCTAATAACCAGCGACCATTACTGATTTCGTTGACTCCTGTATCAATAACCCATGAAGATGTACTACTGAAAACAGCTAAAGGTTCGATAATACTTTCAGGAAGAAAACTCAAATCGGCATTCCAACTTCCTGAATCTTCAAGCACGCCTGCAATTAATTTTTTCCTAGGAATATAAAAATTATTGCTAATCAATATATCTTGATGTTGCAGCCCTTTACCTGTCGCTAACCACTGTAATGACACTCCAGTATCGAGAGCACAAGCCACAACTAAATCGCCAGGAAAATAGCCTCTGCGTACCCAAGTACTTACTGTGCCGGAAGAAATATCAAGCAGGTCGCACAGCTGTTTTTGCAACGTAAATCCGTACGCCTCCATGATCCGGCGCAGCACGGGCTTCCCACCATTTGACATGATCTCTTCGTAAAGTGTTTTTCCCTGAACAGAAATAGTCCTTTCCTTCAAGCTTGCATTTGCAAGCTTTCCAGTAGTTAACCAATGAAGATCACTGCCGGTATCAAGTGCACATTTCACAAAGGCACTGCCAGGAACGCTATCACGCTGAACCCAATTACTGACGTTAGCGGCTGGAACACCAATGCTTTCAGCTAATGCTTTCTGTGTTGTGACCCCATAAGCGGAGCATAAACGCTCGACAATTTCTAACGCCGTGCCTTCGGTAAAATCCATAAACCACCAAATAAATAAACAATTGTTGTTTACATAAATTCATTTGTTGATCTATGATGTTTCACACCACATGTAACACCATAGAACACAACCATTAATACGGAGATACTGCGTTATGCATACTGAAAATGCAAACTCTCAGCTCACATCTCAGATGCTGGCCTCCCCTGACTTCATTGCAAGCATTGCTGCTCAGTTAGTTCCTGCTATCAATACTGCTCTTGATCAGGCTCTGGAAAAAGCCGCTGCGCTGGCAAACTCCCCTACCATGTCGAAAGAAAACTTCTGTGCTGCCAATGGTATCAGTAGTTCTGTACTCGAAAAGTGGATTGCAAATGGCGTAGTGCTACTTGCCCCAACCCCGACCTCTACAGTCACAAGAACGATTACCTGCAAAGAGACCGGTAAATCACGTAAAGACGTGATGGAAAAACATGGTAACGCATTGATTAACGTTGCTGCATGGCGTGAAAAGAATCGCCAGCACGCCGTCAATTGTCGCTACATCAAACGATAACTTGATTATGCAAGTTTAAGGATGAGCAACCATGTTTGATTATCAAGTTTCTAAACAGCCCCACTATGAAGATGCCTGTCGCAATTTCGCTACTAAGCACAACCTGGCTGAACTGGCGGAAAAACTCGGTATGCGTCCTCAAGTGCTACGCAACAAGCTCAATCCAGAGCAGCCGCATCAGTTGAATATTCCTGAGCTGATGGCTCTCACTGATGTGACTGAAGATCCATCGTTAGTTGATGGATTTCTGGCTCAATTGCATTGCCTGCCATGCGTGCCGGTTAACGAATTAGCCGATGACAAACTCCAGTTATACGCACTTAAAGCAACTGCCGAAGTAGGTCTTATTGCAGCGGGTGCAGTATCTGATGAAAAGCTTACAGCTTGTCGCAAGCATTCGATGGTTGAGAGTGTCAATTCGGGTATTCGGTATTTGTCTCTTGCTGCAATGACGATGCACGCACGCTTACAGACCAATCCTGCCATGAATAGCGTGGTTGATACTGTCAGTGGTTTAAGCGCTTCATTCGGTCTGATTTGAGGTGATGCACATGGAACCGTCATTCGCTTCATTACTGAAACGCCAAAGCCCGTCCATGAGCTACGGCCACGGTTGGATCATGGGTGATAACAACCATCGCTGGCACCCGAGCCGCGACCAGTCTGCATTGTTAAATGGGCTGCGTACTCGCAAGCCATCACTCGTTACCAGACTGATTAAGCGCTGGAGGACTCAATGAAAAGTGCTGCTCTGGCTGAATCTGTAAAGGCACCACAAACGGCGTTTAACAATGTGTACCTGATACATGCACGGATTGATGGCCCGTTAAAAATGACCGGCGATGAATGTCTCGCGCGTTTTCGCCAGCAATTAAAAGCGACCAACAACACGGCGCTGCGCAATTTTAATAAGCTCGACAATAATTTTAAATTCGTTGTTTTGACACTGGCTAATCGTCTGGAGCCGTCATCATTTAAACCCGATGAAATCGGCAAACCCTTTGAATTTTTCGACCAGGCGCGACGTTTACTGATTATCCGTTCAATGAATGAAATTACACGTTGGGGAAGTTTACTCCCGGCAAGATTTTCAAAGCACGACTGCTATTTAGCTGAATAAATAATCCATCCCAAAAATCAGGCGTAAACCCGCCGGGCATTCTTTTGCCCAAAATCAGGAAACAGAGATATGCGAAACATCGAAAACCACCATTTTGAAACTGAGAACACTGCTTTGGTTTCTCTGCTGAATAAAGCAAAAAGCGAAGAGCGTAAAGACCGCGCACTGGCTGTCTCATTGCGCCTGGAGGCGCTGGCTGTTCACATCACCCGCGAAGGTATGGACGGGAAAGAAGCCGCAGAGCTGCTGCGCCGCGAAGCACTTCGCTATGAAAACGAATCTCAGGAGCTGCATTAATGGCCGACGCAATGGATTTAGTACAACAGCGCGTGGATGAGGAATTAGCGCGCAATATTAAACAGGCACGCCCACTGCCTCAGCGAGCCGCCAGCGCTTTCTTTTGCGAAGAATGTGACGCTGCTATTCCCGAAGCACGTCGCGCTGCGGTGCCAGGTGTCACGCACTGCATTACCTGCCAGGAAATCACAGAGCTTAAAAATCAACATTACAGGGGCGCACTATGAGTCACTCTGTTGATGCCCGTTGCTTAGAAAATAACACCCTCAATGTTGTCTCTGTATCGGGTGGAAAAGACAGTCTCGCTCAGTGGCTTATTGCCATTGAGTCGGGTGTGAAATTTACCACTGTATTTGCGGATACCGGTCATGAACACCCACAGACGATGGAATACCTGGATTACCTTGAGAATAAACTCGGGCCGGTAAAACGTGTACGGGCTGAT